CCCAAGCATCCTGTGAATCTTCACGGTCATAAAGTGTATTTCCATCCCATCTTGAAAGTGCATAGACCTCATTTTCCTTAATCATTTCAAAATGATCGAGGCTTTCAAAGTAGATATCAGAATTTGCAATTATTGAAATATCCGATTCTTCAGCCAAAAGATTAACTTTTGAAAAAAAGTCAGCAAAAGAAAGTCTGGACTGAAATGATATGACATTATCCGCACCAAAAACATTTTGATTAAAGGAAAAACACTTTTCCAACTCTTTATTTCGGGCAATGTGTTTGTCCTTATATTTATTTATAAACAACCTGATCATACCACAGGACTCAAATAAATAACCCCTCTTTTAGCACCTGCACTTTGAGCAAATGTGTTGTATTCAGCGTTGAATATTCCAATTGTAGAAACAAGTGGTAAAATCCATTCATATTCAAACCTTTGTCCGTGAATCGAATCAAATCCAAGTCTTTCATCCCCGGTGTAAAAGTCATGTATGGAAATGACTGGTATTACTTCGCTTTTGCCGATTTGATCCAGTTCTGCAATCAATGGGCAATTGTTACCCCAATGAGCATCCAAAAAGAAACCAACATTATCTTTACCTAATTTCTGCAAAACATCAGAAAGAAGTTTTGAGGAATCTCCCAAAAGGAATGTAACATTATCTAAACCTTGCTTTTTGCAGCGTTCAATGGCAATCAATTGATATTCCAGATTAGCCTCAATTGTTACTACATTTTCAAAGTTTTTAGCAAAAAAAATAGTTGATGATCCTAAACAAGTTCCAGTTTCGACAATTGTTTTTATTTTAAATTTATCACGAAGGGCTAAAAACTTTTTTTCAATAAAATGGTCACCATTAAACGGTTCCATTTGAAATGGCATTAGGTGTGGAATTTTCATATAGGGTATTCTATGCCTTTAAAATTAATTGTTTTCATCGTTGCAAATATTGTTAATAAAATTTATTTGACTATTTTAATATTTTTGTCTTCATCTGCTTTTCAAATAAGATTTAACAAGTTGCTCAATTGAAGCCCCTAACAACCGTTCGCCATTTTCCCGAAAATAAAGAAAAAACCTATTGAGCTCCTTTTCAAGTTCTTCTTGTTGCATTTCTTGATATGCAACTGTATTTTTAATGTCGTGAAAAACGTGATGATTTTCAAGTTCATTAACTAACCATTCTACTGCTGTTTGTTTTTTCATATTGTTTCTAATCTAAAATTTCAAGTATAATTTCTGCAAAAGCAACTACATCTCTATTCCTTAAATCACCTGACTTTTGGAGTTTAATAAAAGCCAAAATAAAAGGCTTTAAATCATTTATTTGCTCGTCTGTTATCATAAAAAACCTTTTTGTGAATAATCACTAAACTTCATTAATGGACCATTGAACTTGACTGGAAAAGTACTTGTATCCCCATCCCGAAACTTTGCAATATCAACAATGCAAAGATTTTCAACAGGAAAAGATTCGTTATCAAAATCAACTGATTCAGTCATTTTGTAATACTCAGGACGCATTAAGAAAATCACCATGTTTGCATCTTGCTCAATTGATCCTGATTCCCTTAAATCTGCCAATTGAGGCATTTTAGAAGGCCGTGATTCAACTGCTCTGGACAATTGCGATAAGGCAATGATAGGAATATTTAAGTCCTTTGCCAACACCTTCAAGCCTCTGGATATTTCAGCGATTTCACCCTCTCTATTTTGGCCTTTTTTATTTTGCCCCGACATTAATTGCAGGTAATCCACTACTAACAATTTTATACCAAACTTCTTTTTCCACATCAAAGCCTTAGAACGTAGTTTTCTTATGTTTAGCCCTGCTTCATCATTAATCTGTAATGGCCAATTCCTGACCCGATTTGCGGAACTGTAAAGCCTTTCTCTATCGTAGTTGTCTAAGATGTTCCTTTTAATCTTAAAGGCAAATACATCCGAATCCTGGCTAATCATTCTTTCGATCAATTGCTCACTTGACATTTCAAGACTAAACATTCCAGTTGGAACATTGGCAATTGATAGGTTTCTAAGAATTGATAAAACAAAAGCAGTTTTTCCTTGCCCGGGTCTGGCAGCAAGAATGATTAAATCCGTATCAACTAAACCGCCTGTCTTTTCATCTACTATCTTAATGCCAGTAGATAGCCCTGCGAGGCCCGTAGCGTTGTGCTCTTGCCATTTCTGGCTTACAGCATATACAACGGTTTGTATCGTCCTCTCGTCCTCTGTAATGACTTGTTTCATTAGGTTATCCAATCCATCATGAATTTTTGCTACGGTATCAAAAACGTCATCGGTTTCGGAAATAGAACTATTGATAAGCCTTGCCCCTATTTGGCCAATCTCACGCTTTAAAAAGTTTTCAAGTAGAATTGATATGTGAACTTCAATATGAGCAGTTGAAGCTACTTTTTGAGAAAGTAGAGAAAGCTTTTTTGCACCTCCGACATTTTTGTAATGTCCTAAACTTTTTAATTCATGCGCAATAGTTACAATGTCAATCTTTTTGGAATCTTTTATAAAGTCAAAAAATATTTGTGCAATTATTCTGTGATCCTCCGATTCAAAAACATTTACAGATTGAATTCTATTAGAAAATTCAATTTGGGCCTCTTTGTCGAGTAAGACTGAACCCAATACTATTTCTTCAATTATTTGATTTTCCACCTTTAAAAGTTAATTTGGTTGATGTATCTTTATTTTCAAATTTGTTAAATTCAGGTTTTGGTTTAAAAATACCTGCCCAATTATTTGCCATACTTTGTTCAATAATGTTTTCAGCATTTTCAAATTTGTTTTCTGAATATTTGGTAAGGATTTTTACAAAGGCATTTAAGCTAGCCTGAGATTTATAATTTTCCTTTCTGGAATTTTTATACTCAATCCATTTTTGAACTAAGGGAATAAATATACCAAATTCAGAAAAATCAAAACCCTGTATTGTTTTAGGTTTATTGTTTAAGGTTGTATGTTTATCTATACTACTATTGCTTTCCCCTATGCCTAAGGTTTGCTTTCCCCTATGCCCAAGTATTGCTTTCTCTAATGCTTTCCCCTTTTTTGGTATAGCACTTTTAAGAGTTATAATATTTGCAGTATATTGATTTTTTGATTTTTGAACCATTCCAATAAAGCCCCAAGCAACTAAATCATTAAAATATCTTATAAAAGTTTCATGCTTTTTTATACCTAATGCATCCATTGCCATTTGACTTGGAAGGCCAAATTTATCCTTCCATCCAAGCCGATTGCATTGGTCAATTACATAAAAATAAATTGCAGTATGGTTTGGATTAACTAGTTCAGGGTTTTCAAAGGACCAATCAAACCAGTTACGGCTTAACTCATATCCATTCATTGGAAACCTTTATAAAAAACTCCTGAATTATTAAAATAGTATTTTTATCAACAAAAAATTCTAAATCTTGTACTATTTCAGAATCATCGATTTTTGTCTTTTGAATTACTATAGATCCAAATGGATCTCCTTCTGTTTTTTCATAAACAATTTGAACCCTAGTATCGGGTATAAAAAGTGTCTTTTTATTCTCAATCATAAAAAATAAAAAACCTCACCCGACTTTCATTGGTGGAACCCGCAAGGATAAGCGGCCAATTACTGATCGAGTGAGGTCTGTTAAATTTCTTCATTTCCTTTTTTCCGAGTTCCAATCGGGCCTTTCGGCAATGCAAATATAACTAAAAATACATTGCAGAAAGCCACAATGCAAAAAACATTAAACCGGATAATCCTAAAACCATATTCCAAAACTTCAGCTTATCAATAATTTTAAAAGCTATTTTATTTTGCTTTTGCTCAGATTCAATTATTGAATGCAACTGGCTAAACTGCTTGTCCTTAGATTCAATGGTTTGATTAATTTCTTTTTTATAATCAACAAATTTTTCCAGAAAAGAAACTGATTCGTTTTCAAGTTCATCAATCCGTTGATTATTGATCCTTTGAGCCACATCTCGCAGGTTCTCAGATTTTGCCAATTGAGTTTCCAGTTCTTCTTTGCGGATTTTTAAACGTCTTGAATATTCTTTGGAACTTTTTAAATCCCTTTCAAGAGTTTCAACTTTGGCAATGTATCGCAACACATTTGCAGACAAATAGAAAGCATCTCTAATAGGTCCATCAACTGTTAAATGGTAATTAATAGCCCACCTTTCCAAACCATCTTCATCAACAATTTTATGGGATAAAATTAAACGACCCGCACCAACTCCAATTCGGAGACCTTGTATTAATTCAATTGGTTGCTTTTTCATTTTTTGTATGCTATAATGTTAAAATGTTCAAAAACCTTTTCAAGACCAATTTGATCTAAAATTTTCGCAATGTCGGCAGCCGTAATCTGAAGAGTTATTTTTTGAACCCCAAAAGGAACCACATTCACTTCTTCGCAATCGATATTAATATTCATTTTGTTATTTGTTAAAATTTTTGCCAAAGGTATAACTTTATTATTTTTCCTTGCAAGTTTTTATGATAAATATTTGTCAATTTCAAAAATAAATTCATCTAAAGACCAAGTAATCAAAGTTTTGTAACCTCGTTTTTTTGCATTTTCAAGGAATAATATTTGATGTTCAGTTGGTTTATTTTTGCCACATTTTAATTCAATAAAGAATCCGGCAAATCCTTTACGTGGTTCAAAAATAAGACAATCCGGAACTCCCTTTTTTACTCCTTTTTTAGTCAGGAAAATACCTTCCAAACTAAACGTAACCCCTTTTTTGGTTGTATAGGTTTTGGTCTTGCGTTCATTGGCTGGATGTGTCCACAATAGCCCTTTTAAATCCAGGTATTGAGCAACGGCAATCTGGAATTGATCCTCAGTTCCTTCATAGGGTTTAAATCCTCCTATTTGTTCACGTTTTAAAATTTTCATTGAAAATCTTGCCATTAATTTGCGAATGTAATTTTAAGTAAGCTACTTTGCAACTTTCTAAAATAAAAATAGGAATGGCAAAAGCGGAAAAAGTAGTAAGTATTTTAACATGGGCAGAATTTGCAAGGAAGTATAGCATTCCAGACTATTGCCTGTCAAAGAAAAAGTATTTGTTTGAAACGGACCCGGGCCATGATAAGCCTAAACCATTCGACAATGAATATAATATTAAACTGGCAAATCAAATTATGTCAGAGGCTCAAAAAAGGCCAAATGCAAAAGGCAAAAAGAAGCCTGTAAAATCTTGATGTCCATAAAACAAGTTGTTAAATAATTAAACTAGCCTGAATTTTTCGGGCTATTTTTTTTTGATCTTTTTTTAATTATTTATTTGGAAAACTTGCAAGATTAAAAAGTTAATTATATCTTTGCAGCATCAAATTTTAACACTTACAAAAATGACAGAACAAAATTTAAAAGCTTTCTTTCAATTATCAATAGACGAAAGCATTGACCTTGGACTAATATCGGTTGTAAACAAACCAACTGCAAAACAATTTCAAGACTGTTTACCAGAGGCATACGAGCCTAATAAAACTTTTTCCGATGGAACTTACTCAATGGATGTTTATTTCGCCTTTGATCGGGTTTATGGCATTGATTCAGGTGGTTACGCTTATTGTGTTGCTGGCTTAGATGAAATCAAAGAAATCTATGATAACAAAATAGATGAATATGAAATGGAAATCGAGCAAGCTAAAGAAGACGAAAAAGATTTAGCAAGCTGGTTATCACATCAATAAAATAAGGGCTTCGGCCCTTTTAAATTTCACATAAAATTTTTAACTTTAGCAAATGGAAAACAAATCAAATCAGGTAGTTACTGCCAAACAATTCTTTATGCAGGATGCAGTAAAGAAAAAATTTGATGAGCTTTTAGGGAAGCGTTCATCAGCATTTATGACATCGGTTTTGCAAATTGTGAGCAATAACTCATATCTGCAAAATGCAAGTCCTCAAAGCGTATTTAATGCGGCCTGTGTTGCGGCTACTTTAGACTTGCCAATAAACAACAATTTAGGTTTTGCATACATTGTGCCATACGGTAAAGATGCTCAATTTCAAATGGGCTATCGGGGCTTTATTCAATTGGCTCAAAGGTCGGGACAATTTCTTACCATTTCAGCAAGTCCTATTTTTGAAGGGCAATTAATTGAAGAAAATCCATTAACCGGATTTGTATTTGATTTTAAGCAGCCAAAAAAAGGGAACCCAATTGGATATGCTTCTTATTTCAAGTTGTTAAACGGTTTTGAAAAAACTTTATACATGACCACTGAGGAATTGAATCAGCATGGCAGACGCTTTAGCCAGACCTTTAAATCTGGTCGGGGCTTATGGAAGGATGATTTTGATTCAATGGCTCTTAAAACGGTTTTAAAACTGCTTCTTTCAAAGTTTGCCCCTTTGTCCGTTGAAATGCAAAAAGCTGTTATTACAGATCAGGGAGTAATTGACAATCCCGATACTTTGGAAGTTTCTTATATTGACAATTCAGAACCAGAAATTAATCATGAAGTTGAAAGGGCCACAAAATTAATTGAACGGCAAACCTCAATTGACGAACTTGAAAAGCTTTTGGAATCGTTTTCGGACGAATTGAAAATCGAATTGCATCCAGTTATTGAAAACCATAAAATCTTTATAATAGATGCAAACAAAGCCTAAATTCAGAGCAAGTGGAAACGGTCATTTAATGACTGAGCCCAAATTGAAAGCAGATAAAGACGCTGGTAATTTAAGCGAAGGTGCAAAAACCCATGTTATAAATACATGGGTTTCGTGGAAGTACAAAAGGAATGAAGAAATTTATTCAAAGTACATCGAAAAAGGAAATGAGGTTGAAGAGGATGCGATTACAACGGTTTCTTTGGCTTCTAATGTGAATTTTGTGAAAAATGAAATAACTTTTGAAAACGAATGGATTTGCGGAACTCCTGACTTTCTTATAAAAGACAAAGAGGGCAAAATAATTACCATTGAGGACACAAAGGCAAGTTGGGATATTTACAGTTTTAACCGTTCTAAAAATAAACCATTAAATAAGCTGTATTACTGGCAAATGCAGTCCTATATGTGGTTAACATGCGCAACAATGGCAAACATTCGCTATTGCCTTGAAAATGCTACTGCCGACCTTATTTTGGATGAAAAACGAAAATTAGCTTATGCTATGCGATGCCTTGGTGAACAAGATACAAATCCAGAATACAAGGCAAAATGTGCTCAATTGGAAAGGCTAATGATTTACGACATGAAGTCTTTTAGAAATCGTTATCCTGGATTTGATTTTGATTGTAATTTAGCGGAATGGAAATACGATGTTCCCGAAAATGAAAGACTTTATACAATTCCGATTTATAGAAATGATTCTGATATTGAAAACCTGAGATCTAAAGTTATTAAGGCCTGGGAATTTATGGAAAATTTGTAATTGTTAAATTTGGTGTACAGATAATGAAAAAAGCCCCGATTTTGTCAGGGCTTTTTCTATTTTGGCCAATTAGCTGAAGCCATCCGAAAAACCATCGGAAAAGGCGTTTCCTAACTGGCCTGATTGAAAACCGCTTGGAATGTTCCGTTTACACCGCTTAAATAATCGCTTGACTTGAACAACTCCATTTCAGGAATGTAAAGTTCAAAGTGCAAACCAAATTTAACCTGGTAAATTTCATCACATTCAACTGGCAAGATTTTAACATCTACCTCAAGCCCGGGAGCTGTTGGAATTGGCATTGTGAACCTATCCATTACGCCAATTTTACCAAATGATCCAACATACTGTAAGTATGGAAGGAAATTGGCAGAACCTGGCATAAAGATCAAGGCATCATTTTCAGATCCCAAAACGTCAGCAATATTTTGATCAACAAAATAACGACTGATTTGATTTGCATTTGCAACAAGTGAACCGTAATCAACACCATTGGCACCCTGACCAAAGTATTCAGCGTTTTGAGCAACTATTCGATCCAAAGGACCAAAACCAGAAATTGTATGAGGCGTTCCCATCAACATTTGCTGTCTAAGGTCTTGCTTCCATCGGAACAATTCACCAGCATCTACCGTTCCGTTTCCACTTGCATAAGCAGCAGCAGTTTGAACGGTGTATGTTTTTGAAGCGGATCCGCCCTTCCAGTCACCAACTTTTGAAACAAAGTCATTCAATAGAATAACATTCATTTTTTGGATCAATGAATCGTAAGATAAAGAGAAGTTCAAAGTGATTTCTCGTATTGCCTGAATGATTTGACGACCTTCTGGAAGGTTACGACCAATCATTACCATTTGAGCTGGAATGTTTGATCCTGTAATGCTTTGCAATCTTGTAACCAAGTCAGGATAAAGCCTGATCTGAGCCTCAGAAATTGTAAAACCTGCAGCTGCTTGTTGCGTGATTGTTACCGTTTCTTCCAAGTATGGCATTTCATCGCCAAACTCGCAACCATCCATTTCAAGATCAGGATTATCTGCAAGGGTTAAACGCTGCTTAGTAGCAACCCGTACCTCTCTGATATGTCCTGTTCCATTATCATTTGCCAGCCTTAATTGCTGTGCATACGATCTGTTTTCAGGTGTTAATAAAGCACCCAAAATACCTGTGTTTGTCCTTGCAGACAAAGCATTTGTTATGCCATCATCAGAGGCTAATATCAAAAGAGCCGCCTGAACATAGGCTAAATTTACTGACATTTTTTATTGTTTGGAAAAATCGACAGCCTTATTTGCGCTGCCTAAAGAACTCAGAATGTATTCTGGAATCTTTGGTTCGTTGCCTTGTCCACCAGTAGGTGGTACAAAAAATGGATTGCCTGGATTTGGGTTTCCTGCACCACCAGGAATTTCAATATCCAAAAGTTTATGTTCTTGCAAAGCTAAAGGAAATAATGTTTGGTAATCCAAAATTTTTCCATCTTTAGACACCTGCATTGAAGCATCATTTGCGTTTACAATATTAAAGGTTCGTTTGTCAGCATCAAAAACAAGTTTTCCACCTGACTTCTCAACTTCTTTATTTATTGCATTTTTTAAAGCAATAGATCGAATATCTTCCGGAATAGCTTTATTCCATTTGACTTTTCCGATTTCATTTTGCCATGTCAAATCCTCAAATTGAGATTCGTATTTACTTTTTAAAGCAGTGATTTCTTCAACTTTGGATTTTTCTAAGGCAAGGACTTTGTTTTGTTCCTCTTGAATTTGCCTCATGAATTCCTCACTACCTTTTTGCTTTTTTCCAGCTTCTTTAAGGATCTCGTTTGCCGCTTCCAAGTAAAGATTTACCCTCTTTCCGCTGGATTGAGTTTCTGCATGAATTTCAGCAATTTTAGTATCACTTACTCCCATTGCTTTTGCTCTTTCCATTGCGCCTTGTTCAATCCCTGGTAACATTTGACCAGCAAAATGCTTCTTGAGTTCGTCCTTGGTTTTTGCAACCTCCAAAGTCCAAAGGTTATCGACAATGAAATTGACAGCCACATCGGGAATATCGAACCCAGCCAAAGCATCTTTATTGGCTTCCAAAAATTCAGTCAATTCCTTTTGACTTTCAATGCCAGCACTTTTGGCTTGACGCTTTAAAAAATCTGCGATTTTCATTATTCTGGATTTAAAGTTTCGGTTTCTAATGTTTCGGCTTCCGGTTCATCATTTTTCAATTTCACCTTTCCATGAATTGCACCTTTATTTTTTAGGTATTCCAGCATTTCAGCATCCGACATTTGAGGGCTTAAAACTGGATCCAAAGATTTAACTGGTTCAGATACTTTTTCAAATCCAGCATCTTTTAAAGCTTGAATTAAAGCAGGGTCAGACAAAGAATTTTTATCAAATCGAGGTTCAAAATTGCTTTGAATAAATTCACCAGCTTTTTCAAGATAAACCCTTTTCCAACCGGAACTTCTTCTTTCAAATGGCAATGAAAGGTTTTTGTAAACCATTTTAGCCAGAAACTCCCGGGTATTCCAGACTACTTTTCCGTTTTTAGGGTTTTCGAGTTTTCGGAAAACCGTTACTTTGGCTAAAGGGTCTTTTTGTGCCTTTGCCTTTACTTCTTCTAAAGTCATATATTTATAAATTAAGATGTATGATGAATTTGTGTTGGTGCAATTTTTAAGGGTTGCTGATTAATTTTACCAGGCATAAAACCGTAAGTTTTAAACTTTGATTGTACGCCTGTCAATTGCCAATCTAATCCGCCTGTTTGCGTTTTGGTTTCTTCCAAAAGGATTTTACAGGCTTTTTGGTTTATGCAATAAGCATGGGTAAGCCACATTCCTGAGCCTGACCAAAGACCATGAAAGTTTTCGTTTTTTACTATTTCAATGGAGTCCTGAATTGAGGCCTTATTCCTTATAAAACCAAAGTTTACAAAATCCCAATCTGGCATTTTATCCCAGGCCTCAAAAATTGATAAATCAGAAAATAAAGCATCGTCCTCAAGGATTAAACAGTTTTCTAAACCAGATTCCAAAAACTTATGCCAGACCTTTCTATGACTTGAAAAACAACCAACTTCCGAAATGGAAACGGCCCCACGTCTTAGGTTCTTTTTTCGGTAGTTATTATCAATTTCATGATTTACAAAAACTCCAGAATCTGCAATTATCCACTCTGGTTTAGTTCCATTTCTATCAACTATTTCCAGCTTATCAAATTGATCAATCAGTAACTTTCGCCTTTTCAGGCCGCTTGATTTGTTTAGGCTTATAAAATATATTTTGTCGAATGGCAAAACCATGCAACAAAAGTAAATAAAAGTATTTGCAAATTCAAATACTCAAATTCTTAGCTGCTTATTTTAAGCGAAAGCCCTGACATCAGTCGTAATCGGAATAATTGACTTGTTTATCTCAGCTTGCTTTTCAGTTGCCATTTTAACCAAATCAGTTCTTTGGTCTGGTAGTTTTTTATTAAGCCAGTCTGGATTTTGTTCAATAAGTTGATTTGCAAAGCCTGAAATCTGGCAAGAAAGCGTAAAATCAATTGCACTGCAACCGCCTGAATCTTTGGCTAAAATCTTTTGATCCATTGTTTGCCCGTACAAAGGATCAACATTTTTAACAACATACATTAATTTAACTTCGTCAGAATCTTCGCCAAAAAGCTTTTCAGTGTATTGTCTTTCAATACCGAAAACTATAATAGGGTCGTAATTGTCCTTTTTAGCAACCGATAAATTAGCAGCTAACATTTCCATTGTCAGAATATCAAAGTCAGATGGAATGGTAACAACTGGTAATGAGGCAAGTCTTTTTTCTTCGCTTATACCTCCCAAAGAGTCAATGGTAGTTGCATATCTTAAGTTGTAGATCAGTTTGGCAGTATGCGTATAACCGTACTGAATCATGATTGCAACCTGATAAAAGAAAGTATTTATTTCCTTGCGGTCATATTGTTTTGCAATTCCAGATTGAGCCGTTGGAACTATTGAAAGCAATTCAAGACCAATTGCCTGAAATCCTTCAAAGATTTTGTCGTTTACTTCTAATTTTAGGTTTTTGATTGCCTCATCATCTCTTTTAATGTACCCTGCTGGAGGAAAAGGTATCTGAGGCGCATTTGGACTGGTTACGCTTGTCTTTGGTAATGAAATTGAAATCTCATTGAATGAACTACCTTCAGAACCTGTACCGGTTCCCATGCAGGAATCACATTGAGTTAGTTCGTTTGTTTTTCTAACGGTAACCGTTCCACGTCCTTTGCAGGTCTTGCATTCATCGGATTTAATTCTCCATCTCTGAGGGTTTGCATGCATTACCCAATTCGCCTCTAGGTCATCAGATCGCATTAAAGCCTTATTCCAAGAGGTTAGGCAAGGCGCAAGAAACGAATCGTAAATCAATGCCCCATTTTCTATTTCGTCAATTTTTAGCCCTGTTTTTGTAACTGGAAAATCTTGGAAAGCATAAGCAACCGGATAATGTTTAAATGCGTCAATATCATCTTGGTAGGCCATGTATTGAACCGATAAAACAATTCCAGACATTGTAACAGATAAAAACCGATTCCATTTAGAACCATCTTTTTTCATGTCATCCAATTTGACAATTAGTGCATCCGATTTGTGATAAATAATATCATCAGATTCAAATAATTGCGGATATGGTTTTGTAAAATCTAATGGAGTTTGATTCTCAATAAAATCTGACAAATCAGGCAAAACAACAAAAACAGAATTAGCATCTTCAAAAAGTTGTTTAAGGTAAATTGAAAAGGTCCAATCCTCTAGGTTTTTAAACTTTGGCAGATCCTCTTTGCAATATTTTTCAAGTCCATTTTCCTTAATGATTCCAGTTTCCGTTTCCGATTCGTTCCATTTAATTGAAAAGTCATCAGATTGTTGAATCTTTTGGCAGCTTGTTTGAACCCGACCAGTAGCTGCAATTGTAGGGCTTTGCCAGTTATTCGCCCTGTGTTGTTTCATCCATAACTCTTCCCCTGGATGTTGATATTGTAAAAGGAATTCAGGGTATTTGTTTTCAAAATGAGGTCTAAGGTGTTTTGCCTTTTCCCTGATTTCAATTGCAAATTCCGATTGACCATTCCTATACTTAGAATTGTTCAATAAATTGGATAAACCCTGAATTACTTCTATCATTTTTTTAAACTGCTGTTACTGTAATGGTTACTGGCAATTGACCTGTTATGCAAGAAAGTTCATTTGAGGCAACAACTACGAAGGAATAAACCCCGTTGTCCGTTGGGTTTATTTCGTATTCGCCTGTTAGTTCGTCAAACAACAATCCAAGTCCTGCTTGATTTGTTGGGTCAAATTCGGTCAAAGAATAAACCACATCAGGAACAGTACCAGATGGTAAACTTTTGTTTAATGTCGCACCCCATGTTCCAGTAATTGTTGCGCCTTCAGAAACAGTATCCTCAAAAGATTCAACACCAAACTCATAAACCAATGGAACCGAAAACGCTTCAATCAAATCTTCTTCAGTAACAATTGCAGAAGGATCACCATTTGCAGTCCATTTAATTTTGCCTTGCGACATAATAAACGCCTTCAAATCATTAGCAATTACTGCATTTCCATACATCGTGATTTGCTTGGAACTTGCATCCCAAATAAGACCAGGTGTTAAAAAATACAGGTCATAGTTCTGACTTGTCTTTCTGATTTGATTATAAAAATCAATGTTAATAACGCCCTGATAATCGTCAAAATTAATAGTATGGGAACTTGACCCAACTTTAATCTCTTGTAATCCCCTACCTGGCAATTCGGTAGTTTCTGGCAATGGTTTTTCTCCATTGATGTTTAGGATTAATTGCGCTTTGCCATTTACTGCCATGATGTTAAAAGAATCAAGCATGGTTTCCCCGCTTGTCTTATCTACTTCGCTGGCATATTGTTTTTGGACCAAAGCCAAACCTATAATTTTGGCTTTTTGATCAATGTCGCATGGAAAGTTTGTGTAACAAACATCCACCGGACAGGAAAGAAAATTCATTTTTAAATATTAGCTTATGCAGCTGTTATTATCGGGCTGGTAACCCTGTGTAAGTGCCTGGAATCGCATTTGCTGCAATTTCCGAAAGGATGAATTTTGGGTAAAATCCTGAGTGTTGGTGATTTCAAGATCGCCCTGAACTGATAAATTCTGACTTGCTAAAACAAAAATCGGGTGTTTCGTGGTGGAAATCATTGCTCTTTGTGTTTCTAAGTCAAGATAATCAGTATGCAAATATAAGACTTCATCTGTACTATTTTGCGGAATTTGAAAAGTACCATCAGAATTGCGATAAATACTTTCCTCAGAATTTGCGGTTTGGCCTGCCCCATTTAAAGGAACCCTAACTTTTTGCAGCCAACCATTGATATATTCAAAACCCTCAATTACTGAATTTTCACTTGCCCCATATTCCAAAATCTGAGTAAAGGTTTCAAAATTATCCAATTGCAATGGCTGAGATATTGCCAGTAAACTGGAATAATTATCGCCTTCATCTATATAACTTTGAAAAATTCCAATAAAGTAATTACTGTTAACCAGTGGTGGAATTGTAACACTGGCTTGGTATTGGGTTGCTGTTATCCCAAAAACAGCTATTGAAATCGGGTCGGCATTTGAAGTAAAAGCAATTATTCCATTTTCTTGAATGCTTGGAACTGTTGTAAAAAACTGAATGACAGTACCACCACTAATCACGGTGGAAGCCCAATAGCTCGTAAAGCCTTGTGAATTTAGGTAATCTCTAATTGAGTTTGCAAAAACAAATTCGGTTGAACCAGTATTAATGCTTGCATTTGGAATTGTTATTAATTCAGTAATTCCAAAATATTGTTCGTTTCCACCATAAAGAATTATATCTAGATTTAATGAATCAATATTTGACATCAAACTGGTTATCGCATAATAACCGCCTGATCCATCAGCTGCAATATTCCATTGCAAGGTTTTATTAAAAGGACTTACTAAACTTCCAATATCTTGTAGGTAAGTTCCGTTGCAGTCAAATATTCCAATTCTAGGAAATTGAGAACTTTCAGGACCGATTTCAGGCTCAAATATAAATTCGTTTAAAATGTTAATTTGGTAAGAATCGCCTGACTTAATTGTCAGGTTAAACGATTCTTCATTTTCAACCGTTCCAAATTCGCATTGGTCATAATCGTAAAAATTAATTGAAGAACCTGGATTATAAAGTTTTCCATTGTTTGGACTTGCAGGCAAAGTTCCCATTAGTATTGCAGCTATATTTGGAAGCGCACCTGTGGTATAAAAAGGGTCTATAAACCTTTGAAAATACCATTGACCAGATTCTTTTCGGCCTGCAAGAATTAAAGCGATTTGGTTCTCTTTTACAACTGCAAGTTGTTTTTGTACCGAACTATGGGATATAAAAGAAAAAGTCCAACCTTCGGGCAAAGGAGTTAAATAAATATTAGTATCATTCCAGTCATCATTTGTAATCGATTCTTTAATCGGTTTTTCAAGAAAAAAAGAAACCATCGCTTTTTCAATTGCAGAAAGTTCACGAAGCTGAAAAACGGTTTTAGGAATAACTCTTAAATCGCTTATTGCATCCCTTTGAGGTTGGTTGGTTGTTTGGTTAAAGGACCAATCGTAAGCCCTTAATAAACGCCTTTCAGCAATGCCAGTGCTTTGATTGAACGTAAAAGTATCTGGAAATATTGCGGCTCCATTTTGATTGTAAACAGATAGCGTTTTGGCTATTTTCAGTTCTTCGTTTATAAATGGTCGGTTTATAGCTGAATCGATTTCATCAACTCCCAGATAAGGGTCAGATAAACTTGAAGTAACAACACCATCCGTTCCATCTAATACCACATTGAAATATGATGAATCGGTTTGGTTGTTTTTGATCCTAAATGAATAGCTAAATGCACCTGTATTTGAAGGTCTTGGGTTTGGGAATGTTACTTGTAATCCTGCAAAATAAGGGGCTGCATTTTTGATTATTACTTGCTCTTTTACTTGGTTTTCAGCAACAAATATTTTTAAACCAACAAAGTAATCAACTATAAACAGATCAATTAAATCTTGTAACTGATTTTTTCGATAAGTAAATTCATCGCCAAAATAGCCAGTAATTTCAGCTTGATTAAATCCAATAAAAGGAAATGGCCCCATAATTTTATTTTACTCCGATTTCAAAAACCCTGCTAATATTCCCCGTTCCTGTTGTTGTCAATTCAAAGACTTTTCCAGTAACATTAATTGCCCTGGAAAAATTAATCATTGGCGTAAAGTTTAACAAAACATTTACTCCATCAACTTTTAATGTTAAAGTTTGGTTTGGACTGCCACCTTGAAAACCTGAATTTAAAAACACATTTGTAATTGTAACAGGTGCGGAATAAGTAAATTGAACTCTGAAAGGTCCGGTTGTCAAATATCTGGTTGTTAAATTACCATCGGTTGAGTTGTTCGGAATTCCCGAATGAGTTGTGCCAGAATATTCAATTGTTCTTGTAATGGTTGGCGGTTCAGGACTTCCCTCAGTCGGAATAGAACTATTTTTGGCTAAAAGCTTTTTCATTGTGTCCATGCAAAGCGGATGAAATTCAAGGGGCATTTTAATTGTCCCCCTGTTGTTGCAATAACTCATAACAGTTCCATTATAGGTAAATTTTGTATTGGTCTGACCGCATCCAGTGGCACAAGAATCTAATCGCCTCCAACCATTTAAAAACCGCCAACAATCGTGAGTATGAATTGAACCGTAAACATGCCCTATTTCATGAGATGTATTGTAGGGGTTATAATCATTTGAATAAGGGTAAAGACCTGCGACAAAGCAATTTGAAGTAGAACTATTAATTCCACCTATCCAAGCAATTCCACCAAATATTTTAGCAACCAATAACCCTTTCACATCAATATTTGGTTCATTTACAGTATTGTTTGTAAAGCTTACCAGCATTTGCGCACTATTGGTAATTGGTGTATAAACCGTTGGAACTGTGTTAATTACTATCTTGGTTATCTTTGTGTAAATTGTGCCAGCGGCAAAGGGTTTCATTGCCTTATTATGGTTGTCAATTACAAATGTACTACACCTTTGCAAATCGCTTCCAAGCTGCAAATAAAGGTCGTATTCAACCACATACATAACCCTTGCAACTTTCTTACTAATATCAACCACCGCAGCCCTTCCGAATCTGTTTGGCTTTGTAACCAAATCTAAAGAGTCAGGAATCAAATAGTCATTTTCATTAAAAACAAATTGAACCGAATCTTTGGTTTCTTCCAATTCTGTTTTTTGGTCTTGCCTGCATCCTGACATTGAAATCAGGATTAGGCTAAAAAGTAATAATAGGTTTTTCATTGAGTTTGATTTTAAAGAAAATCAGTTTCATATTGTAAATGAAATATAATACTGTCACTTCCTAATGCTGCTGGACTTGCTCCAATTGTAAAACTGATAAAACAGTTTGCATCTACTTCCGATGTAGCAATCGCAGCTGCAGTAATATCTGCCGCTGAAAAAAGATTTAAAGGTACCGTTGTAATTACAGCCTGGCTGCTCAATTTTGCACGTAAGCCAGTTGGAAGTGGAAAGTTTGCACTCATAGTGCCTGTTGGTGCGCCACTTGTAGAGGGTCTTAATCTACCATGTAAATTTACAATATTACCTGTAGTTGAAAATGTTGCATCTTGTATAATTAATTCACTAAATTCCACCAAATCTGCTGCAACTGGTTCATAACTTCCAGAAAGTGGAACCCAAACAGCACCATCCTCCGTATCATCTGTACAAATGTATTCAACCCCACTAACCAGATTTTTCCATCTTGAGCCAATTGCATAAGATTGAGTAACGTCATCAGTGCTGCCAGGATTAGTTCCGTTCATGTTTTCTACATAAATAACAGTATTAGTTGAACCAGTTGTTGAAGTCAAATATCTAACTCCATCCTCCCATTGGTCTGTTTTGTCATTTGCACAAACTCGAGCAATGCCACCGCCAAAACCATGCTGAATAACCCCTTCCCTTAACTTTGAGCCGTTGTTAAACTCAAAAACTGCATCTTCCGCAAAAGTATCGCCATTGATATTTACGCCTGAATCATTTAAAGCATTTTCAACTTCCCGAACCTTTGAAGGAGTAACTAACTTTTCGTTATTGTCAGGAATGTTTGTTGTTATTAATGTAGCGTTTTGCGCTCTGGTATTTGCCATTTTATTTGAAGTTTTTATTTATTGTTTAACCAAATCCATCTGAAAACCCTTCTGAGAATCCAGCTACATAAGGCACATTATTTGCCAAAAGTAATTTAAAATTACTAATTCCTGATTTTGGATCCACTGGTTTATTTGTAGCGTTTTGCAAAAAGCCATAAAACGACTGGTTTCCGCTTGTCATTTTAATTATTCCAATTCCATTGTTTGCCATTGAAATAAACGAACAAAGGTTTTGAGGTACACTAAACTCTAATTCAATTGGTTTAAAAAGGTAGAATTTTTTGTCATAGATCATTAGTTGAGGATCTATATTTATATTTTCGTCTAAAACCCCATCAATTTCCCTACATGGCTCTGTTGGAACGCTTAAAAATGCAGATGCTATGTTACTAATATAATTTGTCTGATATTGCCCTACTTGAAATCTTAGCATTGGATTTGCAAGGCCAAAAGTATTCATTCCTAAATACTTCCACCACCTAAATGCAATTCTTGCAGGTGTGTGGAAAATATTATAAAGGCCGCCAAAAGGCAAACTGCTATAAGTTATGTAATCGGAATTCCAACTGATTTCTCCAGGATCAAATGTAACTGATCCAGATTCCTGCGGTAAATTGTATCTTGAATTTTCAACTGGATTAATTGTAAGCTCGCTTCTGTTTAGCCAAATTATAAATGTTTCATAATCATTTGGTCGATCTGAAGAAGCACCGCCAAAGGTTATTCCAGAAAGCCTTCTACTAAATTCAATGGCATAGCCTTCGCCAATTATTCCTGACCTTAAATCTAATTTATCGGTTGAATTTTGGGACATGGCCCGATTAGCAACAAAGTAATTTCTATCTGTATGAGTTGCAAAAACACCAGCTAGTTGAATATTTTTCCAAGTTTCAGTAAACCCTAATATAATGGAATTTTTAATAAGATCAACACTTGCTGTTTGGGTAATATTACTTACTTTATTGAATGTTTGAATAATATTAGTTTGATAAAAATATTCTAATTTTTCAACTCTAATTTTCCATTCAGTTCCTGTCCATTCAAAGCCCCATCCTAAACAAAAGATTCTATTTAAGTCCTCAAAAACTTTTTGCCAGCTTGTTTTTAAAGCCCCTAGATTATTTGTACCATCTGCCTGCCTTAACCTTAATCCATTGGTCAAAGCGCTGTTCCAATAACATCCATCACCTGATTCGGAAAAAGTATCTGAAAGTAATTTATTGTTACTTCCGGTTATTATATAAATAGCCCTTCTTAACCATTGCTCAATTGTTAAACAATTGGCAGTTGATGCAAATTCGCCACTATTAACCTCATTTAAGTTTATTGTATAGCCTTTTTCAATATTGACAGTAACTGGAACGCTTGCAGTATTAAAAGTATTTTGCCCAAAGAATAATGAAATTGTCCTGCCGGTTTCAACGGTAAAAGACCCTGTAAAGGTTTGATTTACATTAACAACTTGCAAAGAAGTAAGAGTGATTGTATATAAACTTGGTATAAGAGTGGTTGGAACATTACCATCTAATCTTAAAAAGTATAATTCAACTTGTATGTTATTGCTTGTATTATTTCTTAATTCAAATTCAATTTTTACCTCATAATTCCATGTTCTGGTTACCGATCCATTATTTTTAAGTATTGGCGTTGTTTCCCAATTTGCCCTTGTTACAAAGATTGCATTTGTGTTGAAAACCGAACCATAATTGTCCTTAAAATCATTTTGTTGCCAATAGGTAGGAACTACTGCAAATCTTTGAGCAATTGCGCCTAATGGGCCATTGTATAAGTGGGTTGAACTATCTGCAAGGTTTTTCCCATTTGCTTGTAAGTATAAATCTTGCCTGTGTAATCTAATCTGTTTTTCAGTTAATGGATCAATGGCATTTCCATCTAAATCAGTATTTGTAGTTAAGTCAATATCTACATCTGACCTAGATTTAAAAATTTCCTGAAAATTATTTTCAATTATTCCAACGGTTATCTGCCAGCCTTGTGTATCGCAAGTGTTTTGCTCGGAGTACAGGGCCATGTTAATAATCCCTTGAAAGTCATAAGTTGAACCATCTATCTTTTGGTTACTGGTTATCTGAAATGGAATTTCATCATTTATAAATCCATTATCAAAATACTCTTTTAGGATTTTCGCACCATTGGCGTATCTGCCAGGTTTTCCAGAAAAACTTATCTCAGTTGAAAAGGGTTGATCTATTCCATGCGATTCAAGTCGTATGGCAGTGAATTCTATTGCATCCCATCCAATAGGCTCATTGACCTGAATATTGTTTATAAAGAATTTCCAACCTGCCATAATTGCCCCAAAAGTAAAACAAAAAAGCCAGAAAATTAATCCTGGCTTTTTTGCAACAAATTAAACAAAATGAAAAAACACAAATCGGCTTTTTAAAGCTGTGCAAAGATGCAACTAATTTTTGTATTCTAAATACCAAGTCTAATTTTCATTTTATCTGTGTGCATCCACATTCGATTGATAGAGGATTTTTTTATGCCTTTTTCAACCAACTGTTCTTTTGTGTAAATTTCAAATTGCCCCATTCTTTTTATACCTATTTTAAGTAATTGATTGGCAAGCCTTGCGCCCATTATTTTTTGACAATTGGTATCTTTCCAATCAAATAATCTTGATCTACTTTCTGCATAATATTCATATTTCCCTTTTCCTGTTAAGCAATTTATTTCTTGCAAATGCCTATACATATTTAGCCTGCCTCTTAATTCCATTGTGTTTATTAAAAGGCTTGCGCATTTACTGGCATCGCACCATTTATTTGTTTTTGATTCTTCCATTTGATACTTGTTTTAGCTTGCAAGAAAATCAAATAAAACCAGATAGCAAAATCTAATTTTTAAATCTGTTATTTAAAATTGTAGTTGATCGGTTTGGCGTTCTTACCTTTTTCATAAATCCTTTTTCATCCAGGGAAATTGCAGCAACTGGCAATGACCTTAATTCCCTTTTGATTTCCCCTAATTCAGTTACTATCTGCATACCGCTTGAATCGGTTTTACTGGAAGCATTGAAATATTGGCTACTCAGATACTTGTCATTTAATCCAAGTAAGTGATTTGGAGTAATGTGTACTGGTTCATCAAATTGGGCCAGTGTAGCTGTCGGAGGTGTGTAATATTGCTTTCCTGAAAGGGTCGTTACTAATTCAGTTCCCTTTTCACCAACTATCGCTTTTCCTTTAAAAGCTTTTCCTTTGGTTCCTTCGGCAAATTCCGGAACTGGTTGGGCCATAATAATACCTATTTGAGCCGCTTGTACACCAAGTGTCAATGCTGCCAATGGTGCTGTCACTGGATTACTTGCCCATTTTGCAACTATTGCCGCAGTTTGAAAAATTACATTTGCCACAGCTTGCGCCTGATTTGCCCTAAATTCCTTTTCCCTATATTCCTTTTCAGCCGCAGTTCTTTTTTGATTAATTTCATCTATTTTTTGTTGGTTACCATCTGCCAGTTTAATTTCTTGATCAAATTGCTTTTGCTTCCTCTCCATATCGTTTGCAGCGTATTGCGATTGTAGGTTAAAAAGCCCGTTTGTTGTTGTTACTGCAAGGTCAAATGATGCTTGAATTATATCATTTTTTTCATCAGCTTTTTTCTTTTCATACTTTGCCCTAGCTTCTTCAGCGTCCCTTCTTATTCTTGCGGTCTTTTCAATATTATCAATTTCGTCCTGTGTGCTTTTATCAGAAATATCTTTACTAAATTTGGCATAGTCTTTTGTCATTTCCAAAGTCTTATCCATTGCAGCTTTTCTGGCCTTTTCCTTTGCGTCCTCATTATCGGTAGTGTCTTTGTAGTTCTGCATTAAAGCAGCTTCATAATCTTTTTTAGCAATTTGTTGTTGCTCTTTGGTAATAGTTATTTCTGTTTGTGAAATCTTTACGCCTTTGGCCGCAAATTGTTCTTGTAGGGCTAATTTATCTTCAAGGAATTTTAACTCAGCAGTCAATTCAGCATTTGGATCATTTGCTAATTTACCCCTTAACTCCCTTTCCTGTTTTTCAAGGGCAAGAAGTCCAAGTCTGGCATCATATTGGGCTTTTAATGCTTTTAGTTCAGCATCGGTTAATGGCTCTTTTGCTTTTAAATTTTTAATCTCTACACCTGCAATTTGAGTTAAAATAATTTCTTCTTTTTCAAGTATGGCAAGTTTTTCTAAGCCCTTTTTTAATCCTAATTCATCTTTTGCAATCCTGAAATCTGCATTTTTACTTAACTGATTAAATATTTTTGCGTCAATTTCTATAAGCAATTCACTTGCGGCCCTTCGCCTGTCAATTTGAACTCCCTGCTGAATAGATACGTCTAAAATCTTTTTGGCAATATCGGATTCAGCTTTTTTAAGGGCTATGTTTTCGGTTGTTTCTTTTTTAGCAGCCTGACCAATTCCAGCCAATTGAGTTGCAATTCCAGCCGCTAAATCGTAAGCACCTTGTAAAAACGGTTGTAACTTTGTTCCAATGGCTAAAACAAGTTGATCTATTGAATTATTGAATCGGTTTTGGCTATTCACCATACCATTCAAATTCTTTTCAGCATCTTTTCCAAAGGTCTTTTCAAGTTCAGCCGCAAACTTTGGCAAAGCATCTCTGGAAAGAACCTGACCTTGTTCCAACATCTTATTCAATTGCCTTTCATTTACATTTAAGGCTTTTGCCATTATGGAAAATGCACCTGGAATTCTTTCGCCTAATTGCCCTCTTAGTTCTTCAGCTTGAACCGTACCTTTTGACATCATTTGCCCCAATGCTAAAAAAGCACCTTGCATTTGATCGGTAGTTAATTTTAAAACCGTTCCAGCTTTTGTAACCGCTTCAAATTGTTTGTTGGTTTCGGCCTGACTTTGCCCTGCCAATGTGGAAGCATTGAAAAAAGATTTATAGGCCTCAGTTGTAGATGCAAGCCCTAATCCGTATTTATTAATAAGGTCGTTTAGGAATTGTTGATTCTTTGCGAAGTTTTCAGCACTTCCGGACCCAAATTGAATCGCTTTGGAATAGCCTTCAAATTTGATTGTAGTTTCAACTAATCGGTCTTTAAAAGCAACCAAAGAACCAACCGCAAAAAATCCAGCCAACAAACCAGCCCCTGACTTTGCAATTGAACTGAATCCATTTAACTCCTTAGCAGCATTTTGCGATTCTTCTTTAACTTTTATTATTGGCTCAGGGCTTATTGATCCTAAGGCATTTCTAAATGCGTTTGCTGCGGCTGCTGCGGCTTTCTGTTTAGCTTCAACACCTGCAAAACCTGCACTGGCTTTATTTGCGGCAGTTGTAGCAACTTCCCCGGCTACTTTTAATTGAGATGTAAATGCAGATAAAGCAGCACTATTTTGTCGAATTGGTCCTGTAACTCTTAAAAGTGCGGTTTCTGTTTTCTTTCCAGAATCTTGCCCTTCCTGACCAGTCTTTTTTAATTGATCGTTTAGCTTTCTGGTTTCATCAACCGCTTTCTTTTCAGAATCGGTTAGTTTGTCAAACCCTGTTTTTGCTTTATTTACCTGGTCATCATTGAGTACATAATTGACTACAATGTTATTTTGCGATAGAGTGCTCAATTTGCATTTTTATTCTTCTTTTTGAGTGCCGCTATCCAAAAGGAATATTTCAGATAGTATTCGTAATAGGAACATCTGACCAAGCTTTCAAAGTCTGTTCCAATTCCTTGTGCAAATCTAATTCTTTCTGAATATCCAGACTTATATTTTCCGAGTTCATCAAGGTAGAATGAAACTCCATGTTTTTTAGGTTCAGCACGCTTACCGCTTTCAAAGTATTCAGCAAATTCTCTTGTAATTCGATTGAGGATGTTAGATATTGATTTTGTGGCAGATTCAAAAAAAAAGTTGGTACATCAGAATTTGAAGCCCAAAACTTTACCTTTTCAACATTGTAGTTATAATCGAATTTAAAAGGGTCTTCGTATTCATCAAAGAACTTAACCGTTGCAAGTTTGATTTGAGTGTCGATGTCTATTGAAAGTCCTTGTAATTCCTTCATCCGGGAATTGATTTCAGCAATCTTGAAAAGCTTGTCCTCGTTTTTAAGTTTTGGATTTTTTAAAAGGGTTTCAACAGTTTCAAAATGCAGTGATAAAACGCCTGGATTGATATGGTATTCCAGTTCCCGATAAATTGACTTAGCGGCTTCCATTCGTTCCCATGCGACCATTATATCCTGATTCCAACAAAAGAAGTTCCTATCGCCTGATTTGAAGGCAAACTGAATGGAGGCCCAATGTTTAGGTTCACAATTGCCCTGATAAACGGGCTTAGTCGTTGTCGATGAATCTGTTGAAAGCGGCATTGGCGAAATAGATCCAGCCAAAGGCGAAACAGACTTCTTTGATTTCTTGAGGAATTGGAACATAATGTAAGATTAAAAATAACCAGGGCGCAATGCAATAAGGACAATTGCCTAATGGGTCAGAAAGGTAGTCAGGTAGTTTGTTGATAAGATTAGAGTACCATTCAAGGTAAGGAACCCAAATAATGGCATAGCAAAAGAACTGAGCAAAAAGGGCAGTTGAAATGGCTTCAAAAATTAGGTTTGTCATTTTTGAATTGTAATTCGGTTCCGGTTAATGCAAAATAAAGGTTTTGGAGTTGGTGGACATATTGACAAGAAGCGATTAACATTTCTTCAGCCCATTCAACCTTTTGGCAAAATTCCCAATCGTGAAATTCTGTATTGGTGATTGAGTAATAATATCTTTTTCCCTCTAATTCCATTTTATATGATAAATAAATGAAATCGGGATTATCCGACATTTCATCATTTGCAAGATAATCATACAATTGAAACCCAAACTTTTGTAGCCAATCCTCATCCAAAGGAATAGGTCCATAGGTCTTGTCAATATTGACCGAAAAGCTACTTGGTTGAATAGTTGTGAAAAAATCTAATCGCTTAGAGTTTCCAAGGATTTCAACCCAATTTCCGATTCGTAATTCGTTTGCTAAACTCATTTCTTAACTGGTTTTTTAACAACTGGTTTTGGTTTCTTTTTTGATCCGCAATTGCACCCCATTACTTATTGATTACTTGTGATTCATGAATTCTATATTGGCCACATTTCCCACTAATTGTCAATTGTTCGCCTTCAATTTTTTTGATAACGCCCGAACAAATCACACCGGAAGAACGCCTGAATTTAACTGTTTCGCCCTTGAAATGCATTACTCAATTACCCTTAAAACAACATCACCAGACTTAAACTTTCCGCAAATATCAAACATTGTAATTGGCTCCCGACCTTTGGCAGTCAGGGTATATTTACAAGCAAAAGTATTTGGCTTTTCAATCATTGCGACTTTGTATTCAATGATTGTCTGCTTTTTTTGGCATCCAGTCAAAGCCCAAATTGTAATTACAAAAAACAGAATTACAAGGAATAATGAAATTATATCAATTACCTTTTTGTTCATTTTGTTATGCTGAAATTGTTATCGAATCGACCTCAGAACCATTCTGAAATTCAAATTCGATGCAAGTATAACTAATTCCGTTGGTTGCAACAAAATTAAGTAACTCGCCTGTTATAACATCAAAAAATTGCAGCGTATAAGGACCGCCATAGGGACTAAAAAAGCCATCTGGGAATAGGGGTAAATCAATTGTTGCCAATCCATCAACAACTTCAACGGCCTGTTTAAATGCAACTCCCTGACCGTTGGCAATTGAAATGATATAATCAGTATCAGTCAATGCTACCGGAATGCTTACAATCATTTCTGAAAAGCAAGCCTGAAAAGGATTACAAATTTGAAAACAAGATCCGCAATTATTACAACTCATAATTTTACAATTCTACAAAGGCCGCAATTTCGCCAAAAAAAGTATTAAAAAAATATCTTGTTTCATCCAGACTGTGAGATAGGTTTGGATTTTTTGTTTTCCAAGGATCCAAAGAACCGTTTCCATCAACTTGCGCCTGTTTTAAATCCTCAATTGTCAGGTCGTTTTGGTCTGAAATATTTATTTTACAATGCTGCAAAACCAGATTGGTAACTATTTTTGATTGAATGTGAGAAGGGTTTGCACTTGGAACCCTTAACTGAAAATCAGTAAGTTTTAATTGTGCTTTGATTTGGGTATAAGCTGAAATGTTATCTGAGGTAAAAGCACTTCTGTTTTGTCCTGAAGCGTCGCCTGTAACAATGAAATTGGCTTTTGGATATTCTGCTTTGATTGTTTCGCAAAGCACCTTTAAATCGCCAATTCGATAGGTTTTGATTTTATTGACCGTTCCATAATACAATTGACCAGGTGCATTCTTTGAAAACTGGTAAACACCGCAAGTATTGGTTACGTTAAAGTCAAATGATAAAACCAAGTCATGATCTTTGGAAACTGGAATAGAACCTTTGTAAACGTGCTTAGATTCGTCAAAGGCATAAGCAAAAGTTCTATCAATTCCTTCAATTCCCCAATCGCCCAAAGCCCAAACCTTATATCGTCTTTCGCCTTCAATGCCATGCGTTTTTATCCTTAAAAGTCTTTCATGTAAAGCTTCCCGATCAATTGTATAATTATCCCAAAAAGTTGATTTGTGGAAGAGGTAGTCGGGTTGGTTTTTGTTTTCATCAACTTCTTTTTTAAGCCAGTGATTAATTGATTCTGGATTCCAGTCCATTATCAAACTGATCTTAACGCCCGATTCGCCTCTAAGGGTTGTATCAATATAATCCATGTCCTCTCTTGTAAATTGATTGGCTTCGTTTAGCCATGCAATATTTGCGCCTTCAACTCCTTTCCCTTTTTCTGCCTTATCCATTCCAAGACCTCTGAACCAATTGCCAGTATGCTTATTGATTATCTCAAAATGGTTTTTCCTGACAATAAAATCATTTTTAAAATGCTTTTGAATCAGGTTGTTTAGAATCGCAAAGGTCGAACCCTCAATATCCGAATAGACCTTTCGGGAATGAATGACATTGAACTGATATGGCCGAAAACTGTGGTAAATTAGCTTTCTGGCAATGTTATGAGACTTTGCGCTTTGTCTGGTTCCATAATGGCCTTCTTTGGTGTAAAGGGTTTCAATATAGGGCCAATACCAGCGGAGCCACCATGTTTTATTAAAATTATAATTCATGTGCTAATTTCTTTCGGGAACAAATTAGTATAACTGATATTATTCGGGAGTTGGTCCTGAAATGGTAATTACTAAATCATTTGGCCTATTGTCAATATCTTTGACCTTACCATAAGCCCTATCCAATAGCAACTCAGCAGCCCGAACATCGCCTTTAATAGCTTTGTTGCGTAATGCCATTAAAATGGCTTCAGCAGCACTTTTGCCGTCCTTTTCATCACCCAAAACATTGGCCAATAACTCCCGAAGTTCAGGTATCTTTTTGGGTCGGCCTTTAGGGTTCCCTGTGGTGCCTTTTTTGAATTTAGTATGTTCTGGTGGAACTCCCCTCATTTTCCCTGTTTTTACCCTATTTATTTGTTCATTCTGCCTTGCAAATTATACTTTACAATCTTAAAAGGACTTTCATTTGTGGCTACAAAAATACGCTTGAATTTCTTTTTTTCGTTTTTTACAAACTTAGCATTTGAATATCCAACCTCTGATTGGTCAATTGTACCATTAAAAGTTTCAACTCCTATAAATTTACCATTTTGATAGTATTCTATAATATGCTGATTTAAAGACTGAAATATTTGATTTTCCATTTTGTTGCTGTTTTGTTGGGACAAATATATACTTCTTTTAATTGCAAGAAAATTAAATATAAATTACTTTCTTTTAAATTGCTTCCAGTCAATCAAATGATGAATCCTATTAAACCGAATTACTGTTTTAGCGTATTGCGGCCATTGAGCCTCTAGCATCTTGGCTTTCAGTAGTTTCTTTTTGGGGTCGTTACCTCTGTAAAGTTCATCTTGATTGCCTCCTTTCATCTTATTTGCCGTGCTCACCTTATCCATAACGTAGTAAACACAACTTGTGGTTGTACCGCCATTATGTAGAACCTGCAAACATAAATCTACATCCTCATTGTATTTTAACCTCCACCTATAAGGCAAAGCTGTTTTTATTAACATTGCTGAATAAACATGGCAGTTTTCTTTAAATGGCGTATTTGGTGGTTTTACAACAAATGTTTGTTCCTCAAATCCTCCAATATCAATATTATTTTTAAGGACATGGCTTTCAACATATTTTAAAGCGATTAATAGTTCAATCCATTTTTGCCTTTTACCATTTACCCATTTTAGGAATCTGGTAATATTATCATCAAAACACCAGTAGTATTGAAATCCATTTTGCTTTGCGTGTTGCCAGCAATAGTTTCTTGCCGGAAAGCTTCCTAAACCAAGATTTGAAAAAGGCAAGACTAAAACTTTTTCAGGTCCAAGTTTTTTTATATACAATTCTGATTCTTTTGGCTCAACTGCTATTAAATAATTGACACCAGCCTTTTCAAAAATATCGGCTGTAAATGTTTTTTCATACCTACCTTTTGAAACAATATACACAGGAAATTTATTTTTAAATTCCATACGTACTTGAAAGGTTTATTTGATAAATACCATTGCATTTTTTTAGGTCAATCCCTGGAAAGTTTTTTTCAATCCAATCTTTAGAGCCTGTTTCATTATCAAAAATAAAAACAATCTTATGCAGGTCTTTTGCTAGTCCTTTGGGATCAAACTCCTCATTCAAATCCAAATCATCCTCATTCATTCCGTTTAGATCAGAACCAGCAGACCAATTAGGCACATCCAAACCCCATTTTTCCAAATCATCAGCATCCCATTCATTTGCAAGTATATCCGACTCCCATTCGCCAAAACCGACATTATCCTTAATAATAAACTCCCTTTGCTTATCCTCAGACCAATCAACAACTTCAATTGGTACTTCTTTCCATCCGGCTTCTTTCATCGCCTTGAGCCTCATATTACCCCCTAAAACAACAAAGTCCTGATTAACTACAATCGGACGAACCTTTGCCATTTCTGGAAAGTCTTTTAATGACTGGACAAGCTTTTCAAACTTATCGTTTTTTATTAATCGAGGGTTATTTGGATTCGATTTTACTTCACTGATTTTAACGGTTTGAACCGACATACATTTTAAATTTAAGTGCCTCCATTTTCATGGTAAATATTTATAATTGACTATTTCTTTTTAGCTGGCTTCTTAGCCGTTTTTGCAGCCGCCTTAAAGTCCTTTGCTGAAGGTGCAGCCTTAGAGCCAACCCGATTCATTTTTTCATCTGAACCTGCTGCAATGCGTTTCTTCTTTGCGTTTATGTTAGCGTATAATCCTGGTTTCATTTTTATGTTCTTTTAAATTTTACTGCTTTTGATTTAACTGACTTTTTACCTTTACAGCCCCAAGCTTGCCGGCTTAGGTCGTTGGCGCATGGTGGATTATTGCATTTCTTAATTCCTGCCGACCTTGCACAATAGGAATCACCTTTGGCAGTACCGGGAGCAATAGAATAGCCTTTTGCACCAAACTTTACGGTCTTGCCATCGATTGTCTTTTTGAACTTCTTTTCGGCCATTATTTTTTAGGCTTTTTCTTTTTTGCCTTTTGGGCTACACTTAAAGCAATTGCAACTGCTTGGTCTCTTTTAACCCCAGACTTCATTTCAGTCTTAATATTTTTGCTAACTGTTTTAGCTGAATATCCTTGTTTTAATGGCATGGCTTTAAAAATTTGTTTTGCAAATATAAGAATTTGATAATTCAAATAGTTAAAATAAAAAAAGCCAAATCTAAAAGAAATGGCCTTTCAACTTTTTACCGTTTACTTAAATCTTTATTCCTTTTTAATCAAAACTTCACCAGTCCATTTTTGATCCAAATAATTCTCAATCAAATTACCAATAAGAATTTTAAGTCGTTCCTTTTCAATTGTTGGAACTCGAAAGCTTATGGTAGTCGTTTCGGGGCCTGACTTTCTGCCAGCCCCTGCTTTGCGTGTTCCGGACTTTGGTATTCCTTTAGGCATTGGATTAAGAGTTAAAATCCACAAATTGGCCCGTTACATTATCAATTGAAATCATGCTTTCTGATGATGCATTTGCTATAAAAATATCAATTGCAACTCCTTCATTTTCTGCATCAATTAAAACAAAGTCAATTTTTGCGGAAGTGTTTTTGAATGTTAATTTGAAAGTTTTCATTTGTCTTTTTGTTTTTGTTGAGACAAAGGTAATACTACTTTTTAATTCTGCAAACATATTTAATAAAATAATTAAAATATTTTTAAAATAAATTATAACTTATTGATTTTCAGACCGACAAATAATTGATAAAATTTAATTTTTTTGTCGTTTAATTTGCGAAATGGAATTAGAGAACTTTAAACTGTCAGAATTTGATTCACCCGATCAATTAGGCAGTGGCTCAAAAATGAATCCTGACTTTCTTGAAAGGTTGGATAAAGCCAGAGCAATTGCTGGAATACCTTTTAAAATCAATTCTGGCTATCGTACTGAAGCCCATAACAAAAAGGTTGGTGGTGAACCTAATTCAGCCCATACGAAGGGTTTTGCTGCCGACATTGCTTATTCTGGTGGGTCCAATGGTTATAAGATTCTAACAGCTTTAATGCAGGTTGGTTTTACCCGATTGGGAATTTATAAAACCTGGATTCATTGCGATTCTGATCCTTCCTTACCTTCAAAAGTTATTTGGTCAAAGTAATGAAAGAAACATTTTTTCAATTCGCTTGTAAGCTTAAAGAGGATTCCTACAAGTTTATTTCCGACATTTCAACAGTTGGCATTGCTTCAATACTAACCAACTCCGAAAACTGGCTACTAATTCATGGAGCCGCTTTCCTAATCTTTGGCAGAATTGTGCTTTTACTGGCAGATGCTTACAAAAGAATAAGAGACGTTAAAAAGCCTGAATGGGATAATATTGTGATTCCTGTGCTTAAAAAAGAAGCGGTTCAAAATCGTAAAAAATCCTTTTGGCAAAATTTTATTTCTAAAATCAAACAATTTTTAAAATGGTAAAATATCTGTTTTTATTCCTGATTGCTTTTTCGTGTAATGGTCCAAAAGCTGACCTCGGAAATACCGATAGCAGGTTAGATTCGATTGAGCAAAAATCCAAATTGCAGGATCTGGAAATTACTAAGCTTTATGCAGAAAATGATTCCTTGGTCAATTTGTGCTTAAGCATTCAGCAAGACCAAAGGACTACCGAATACTATTTGAACATGGATTTTCAAAGGCTGCATTCAAAAATGGATTCTCTTTCAAAGCTACCAGGCGAAAAGGGTAAAGGTTGGAGAATATTAGGTCAGGTTTTTGGAGAAGCTGCTAAACGGATAATTCCCGGGTTATAATGAGTTTTCAAAGATGGATGGAACTGTTTTCATTTGTCGCTGTAATAATCTTTACAGGTGGGCTTCTTATTGGCGTTGGTTGGCTTTATAAGTTTGAAAAGATTGATACTTCAGATACTATCCTGATTTACGTTTTAGGTCAGTTTATTACTGGATTCTGGGACATGATTAAAAAAAGAAACCGGATTGAAAGTAATCCGGTTAAAAAAGAAGGGGAATAAAAAAAGCCCCGTAGGGCTTAGATTATTTTTATAAAATCCCAAGTTCAACTTTAAGTAAAGCTATTTGCATTTCAGGACTTTTGTAATGGCTTGTTGCTTCTGCAAAGTTTTTAAACTCTTTACCTAAAGTTCCAAAAGGATTATTTGTAACTTTTCGAACTGATACATAATTAAATGCTCCTGTTACAACCAAAATTGCAAAAGTATTTCCTTTTACTTGAACATTTGTAGTTGTGTATGTTGCGTTTTCTGCGGTGAAAGTTGTCATTTTTTTGTTGTTTTTATTTGTTGGGTCAAAAGTACAACCTTTTTTTATATCTGCAAACTTTTATAATAAAATAATGAAAATATTTTTTCACTGGTTATTTTTTACTTTTGCCAAATGCTTTCAGATGAACAATTAGCAATTATCAAATCCATTCAAGACTTACAAGATAAGTTGATTAATGACATGGATGGAAAACTACCAACCATTTTCAAAGACCTATCCGACCAGGTTATTGAAATTTCTAATGAGTTTACATTTGATGCCAAAGAAAGAGTCGCAAACCTGCAAAAACTCAGAAAGCTAAAAACCCAAATTGCTGATACAATTGTCAATAATACTGCTTATCAATTAGCGGTCAAAGAAGTATTAACTGGCTTCAAAGAAATTAAAAAACTTTCAGATAGTTACTATTCAGCTTTAATCGATGGCTATTCCGCTAAATCTGAACTTTATAAACAGATACTTGAAAGTAACATCCAAACGACCTCAGACCTTCTTTTAGGTGCTGAAATCAGGTCTAACTTTGATAATGCCATTACTCAAGTATTGAAAGAAAACATTGCAGGAAATACCAATCGGACCAATCTGCAAAAAGTTTTAAGGGAGTTTATAAAGGGAACGCCTGAGCAAAAAGCTTACTTGGAAAGATATGTCAAACAAACGACAAACGATGCTGTGATGGTTTTTAGTCGGGAATACAACCAAGTCGTTAGTGATGATCTTAACCTTCAGTTTTACACCTACGTCGGAACTCGAATAGATACTTCCAGACCTTTTTGTGATGCAAGGGCAGGAAGGTTTTTTAAAAAATCTGAGGTTGAAAATTGGGCTAATTTAGGCAACTGGCAAGGGCGGTTTCCAAACACTACTAAAACTACCATCTTTTCTTATTTAGGAGGCTATAATTGCAGGCACGAGCTGTACAGCTGTACAAAATCTCAATATCGGGTTGCTGAGAAACGTGGACTAACTGGATTAAGATAAAAAAAGCGAACCTAAAATAGATCCGCTTTTCCAATCAATTTTCAAACCAAACATTAACCATTTAAATATTTTAAAATCGATTTTAATCTAACTATTTCAAGCTTTCGTTTTCTGACATAAAAATTGAAAGTTGAACTATTTTTTCCGCCCTTGGAAATGTACTGATCTAGTTTTCTTTCCAGAATTTGAACTTCTTTTTGAGTTATTTGAATTAATTCCCATCTGGAAAGTAATTCGATTTCAGTGATTGGTAACCGTTCCATATCAACTTGATACGTGCCTTCCATTTCCCCCAATATGTTTTACAAATCCCTGCATCAAAGTAGCGGCTTTAAAACCAGCTTTTTTATAAACCTGACCAACTTCTATTTCTGACTTCCAAGGTTCTTTAATGTTAAATTCTGTTACACCGGAATAGCCATTTGGAAAAGTGTTTTTGTAATCGGATAGCCTTCTTAATCCAGGGTTAAAAGAAAATCCTGACCATTCTTTGCGATACTCACTGCTTAACATTTGATACCTGGTTCTATTAGCAGTGATTCTAGGAACTCCAACAACTGGATGCCCATTTCTATCATTTTGCGCTCTAATCCATACTTGTAGGATTTTAGGATTTGCTTCTAAAATATCCATTGATTGAGCAATAAAATCAGTGCGATGAAAAAGCCAATCGTCTTCTTGCGAGAACACATATTCATTTTTGACATGGCTATACAAAATATCAATTGCCTTAATCTGACCAACCTTGCCATTACCCTCAATAAATTTTATTTGAGGGTAATTTCTAACTATTGATTCTGGAAATGGTTGGCAAGAATCGTCATAAACTATAAAGTTATCAATTGGCATATCTGCAAATTGAAAGAAACTTTCTAAGGTTCGAGCCAATAAATCAAATCGGCCACAACTTGTTAAAATGCTGTCTATTTTGTTTTCCATTAAAAAGCAAGTTGTAATTGTGATTTTTCTAAAACCGCTGCATTGCAATTTCTAACCGCAAGATCAAAGTAGGATTCTTTCAATTCAGAACCACGTCCTTTCCTTCCCATCTTAACAGCTTTAAAAACTTCGCTTCCAATACCTAAAAATGGAGTGTAAACCGTTTCACCAGGATTAGACCACATTGCAATACATCTTTCAATTATATCCAACTGAAGAGGCGCAATATGCTTTTCGTCTTTTTCGTTTCTTGCACCTTTGTAGTTATTCAAAACATCGGTTCTGTTTATATCCATCCAAGAATCGGAATACCAATCTAAAGGCAAGTCAGGATTACACTGGAATTTTAATCTGAAATTTTCGGCTTTTAATTCCAGTAATTGAGAAATTAAATCTGACTTTTCAAGATCTAAAAGATTTGGTTTATAAACCGGACTTGCCCATTCCTGCCAAGTTGGTATTGGAAAATTAGCCTTTGTTTTATTTATTACTGGCTCCCAATCGTTTTCGTCACCTTCCCATTTCCTAAAAACAGTAATATATTCAGGCATTCCGATTCCAGAATAACTAGCATCGCTTGTTACTTGTTTGTGTAGCAATCTTTGGGTTTTGGTTCTTTGCATTTCTAAAACTGGATCTATCCAAATTGTAATTTTTGAATGATATTTGAATCCAGCCTTTTCCATTGCTCTATGGTAATCGCCTGTAAAATCCCACATTCCGGAATAACCAGAACTGTTTTTATATCTGGCTAAATCTTTGGAGTGAACGCAAACCAATCGCCCTGGCTTCATTATCCTATAAAGTTCTTTTAAAATAAAGGCATTTTGCTCAAAGAATTCAGCATCATTGGCGCAATTTCCTAA